ATTCGAGTTACACCCATGTGTTTTTCGAATATCCGCGCAAGCGGGTTGGTAGCTGCTGATAAAACCACTGGTTCAGTAGTTTCACTTGCACATCACCTTGAGGAATTCAAGTCGTTTGTGGAGTGTTTAGAACGGTTGTATAACTGTTCTCTTACACTGCCTCAACTTGCTTCTCCGAAACAGATCAAGAAGTTCTGTACGGGACTGATTGAAGGTGAGAAAGATCATTTGTGGAAGGCTGATCTGTGCGGCCTTTCGGCGCAATCCAGGTTCGGGATTGCGCACTCTTTGTTCCTTTTTAGGAAGACGTTGCCAGGGGAGAAACCCCGGGTTGATGATTATGTACGTAAGTTGAGCACTCCTCAGAGTGCTCCTGACCAAGATTTCAAGGATTTCGCTTTGAGATTGACAAGAAAGCTGTTCCGGCGTGGCTGGGATCGTACTTACGTAGATCATGCATTGACAAATGTTATGTCCCACTCCTCTTCTTCGGAGTCTGGGCGCAAAGCAGGTGGCGGGCGTGGCCTCGACGTTCAGTCGAGGGAGCAGAGGTCCGAGTTTACGACGTACGTTATTAACTCGGTTGCTCCACGTCCCCGCGGGGTTTCTAAAGTACAGGCTATAGACACGGGTGGAAAGTGGCGGATCATTTCAATCCCACCTCGGGTTGACAATGCTCTCCGTCCGCTTCACAAAGCCATGTACTCTCACCTTTCCCGTTTCGACTGGTTGCTTCGCGGAGATGCGAAAGCTGCACGATTCAAGGACTTCTCCCCAGTGGAGGGAGAAGTCTTTGTGAGTGGCGATTACGAAAGCGCCACTGACAATTTAAATGCAGATCTCCAAAAAGCAATTTTGTCGGAGTTGTTAGAGCGATCAAGTACCGTCCCACAAGGTATTTGTGAGCACGCTCTTTCCATCTATAGTTCTCGTCTAGCTATTGATGGGACCAACGAGCTGTTTGTACAGCAACGTGGACAACTCATGGGACAGCTCACCTCCTTCCCTCTTCTTTGCCTGGTAAACTACATTACGTTTCGGTATTCGATCAGACGGCCTGTGCCGGTCAAGATCAATGGCGACGATATCGTTTTTCGTGCGACGCCTGACGAGTGCTCTCGTTGGGAGCGGAATGTAGCTAAAGGCGGATTGACTTTGAGTTTAGGGAAAACGTTGAAGCACTCACGTGCTTTTACCCTTAACTCTACCCCCTTTTGGAGCCACCGTTCTGGTGGTGCACGGTTGGTCGGATTCGTCCGGTCTTCTGCCCTTTTCCCAAAAGGAAGTCTTTCTGAGCAGATCGAGTCGTTGAATGGACGTTTCTATTCAGCGTGCTCTGGGTACGGCGGTAAGAGACGTGGTGTTGTTCGAACACTGTTTCTCCTCCGGAACCAGAAAGCGATTCACGCGAGTCGCCGGTCAGTAACTAGGGGGTTGGGGATGGCTGCTGGAGAGCAGGAGATCAAAGGCGCGGGCCTTTGGTATAGGGAGTTGTTCTATCTTGAGCAACCTGAAGAACCCCTATTGCCGACCTTGGACGGTCGCACTCCTGTGAAAGGTTGGAAGCAAGTTCCTCGTGCTTGGTTTTCGGATTCGTCTGAAATCAAACGTTGGGAGCGCCTTTGGTCAGGCGCGTGTGTTTATCACGCTTGGTTTTCCGACTTCACCACTTCCTCCTTCTCAGAGGACAGCAAAATGGCCAAGGTCCGCGAAGGTGTTTCACCTTACGGCTTGGGTACGTTGATCAGTACCCGAGTACGTCATATGCTTCGTATGACGAGATCTCAGGTATGGCGCTGGGTGAATTTGAGAAGGAACACGTCTGTTTTCGGGCGGGTTAGAGGAGCAAAGAGCCAGATGATCTGGGTGGAAGTGGACGAACTGCCCGAAAGGAGTTCGTTACGTTTTGTCAAGGGAGTAGTGTAGGTGAGATCTGGATCCTCGTGGTCCTACGTTCACGTGCCTCGTCCAGTTAGCGGTTCAGCGCCGCGCTGTTGGAGATCGTAAAGTTGTTAAATACTCTCGGCATGAGAGTATCACGTGTCAAACGCGTGCTTCGAAACGATGGTTTATATTGGCTGACAATCGATAGACGGCATGAGCCCCGAAAGGGTTCATCGCTAAGTTGTTGGGGTGGGATTCCCCGTTGATTGTGGACGCTTCGGCGAAGCAGGAGTTCGTCTCCTGGGTTGATATACGCGGTCAAAGTAGAGGCTTTCCGTCACTGACGATGATAACCTACACTACGTATTACAATTGCATTGTAGCTAAACGGCTGGTGCCGTCTCCCACAATACACGTGGAGTTACAGGGAAACTAGGTTTTGAGTTCGATTCTCAATTCCCCCGGGC